TTCGCTGTCGCACGGACGGCGAGGAAGGAAACGCCCGAGGCATTCCAGGGCTTCCACTCTGACAATATGCTGTTCATTGTTGATGAGGCATCCGGCGTCGAGGATATTATCTTTGAGGTTGGTCAGGGTGCCATGTCAACCGAGGGCGCGAAGACCCTGATGGCTGGCAACCCAACGCGAACCAGTGGCTTTTTCTTCGATGCGTTCAACAAGATGCGCTCGCGCTGGTTTACCATGAAGGTGGCCTGTCAGGACAGCAGCCGGGTGGCGAAAGACTACCCGGACGAGATCGCGGAGCAGTTCGGCAATCCCTCGTCTGTCTATAACGTGCGCGTGCTCGGTGACTTCCCGACCGAGGATGATGATGCGGTCATCCCGCTTCATCTGTGCGAGGCCGCAGTCATTCGTGAGGTTGAATGCCCGACATGGATCAGGCCGGTGTGGGGTGTAGACGTGGCCCGGTTCGGCGGCGATAGAACCGTGCTATGCAAGAGGCACGGCAACGTGGTGTTTGAGAACCTAAAGCACTGGCAAGGCAAGGACACGATGCAGGTGTCCGGTATCATCAAGAAGGAATACGACGACACGCCCGAGCATCTAAGGCCGTCGAGCATTAACGTCGATGTCCTGGCGATGGGCGCTGGCGTGGTTGACCGGCTGTTCGAGATGGGATTGCCCGTCGTTGGTATCAACGTGGGCGAAAGCCCGGCGGTGTCCGACAGGTACATGAGAAAGCGTGACGAGTTGTGGTTTCAGGCGCGTGAGTGGCTAGCTGCTCGCGACTGCCGCATTCCAGACGATGCCGAACTCATTGCGGAATTGACGCTACCCAAGTACAAGATGACTTCGAGCGGCAAGCTACAGGTGGAGAGCAAGGACGAGATCAAGAAGCGGACAGGCCATCGCTCGCCTGACCTTGCAGACGCATTCTGCTTATCACTAGCCTCGGATGGTGCTAGTATCGAGCAGCACGAAGTGGACCGCTATGCTCGCAAGGGCAGGCGGGCTAATACCAATTGGATGGTGGCGTAATGGCTGAACTATTTGACGAGAACACGGACCTGGATGGCCTGGTAGCCGATAAGCAGCTACTAACCACGGTCAAGCGGCGGTGGCGTGAGGCTCGTCAACACACCCGCAACTGGCGCAATGATGCGCGTGAAGATTATCAGTTTGTTGCGGGCGATCAGTGGTCCGAGACGGACATGCAGACGCTCCGCGACCAGCTTCGCCCGGTGGTGACGTTCAATCGTGTTGGCCCCGTCATCGACGTGGTGGCCGGCACTGAGGTCCAGAACCGGCAGGAGGTTCGCTATATCCCACGAGAGCAGGGAGACGTGAAGCCGAACGAGGTGTTTACCGGCGCGGCTCAGTGGGTGCGCGACCTGTGCGATGCCGAGGATGAGGAATCGGATTCCTTCATTGACATGGTGATTTGTGGCATGGGCTGGACTGAAACCCGGCTCGATTACGATGTCGATGAGGAAGGGCAGATTATCATCGAGCGCGTTGACCCGTTTGAAATGTATTGGGACAGCATGGCCCGCAAGCGCAACCTGTCCGATGCGCGGTGGATCATGCGCGTTATCGAGATGGAGAAGGACGAACTGAAGGATCAGTTCCCGGACAAGTGGATGGATGTATTCGGTGCGTCTGCGATCTGGGGCGACAACCTTGACGACGAAAGCCCGCATCTGACGGTAGCTGGCGATCAATATGCCTCGAACGAGGACCAGACGGACGCCAAGCGCAAGGCCACGATCAAGGTGGTCGAGTATCAGTGGTATGAGCCGATCACGGTCTACAAGGTGTTCGACCCATTCACTGGCGAGGCCAAGACGATGGAGGCCGGTGACTTCCGCAAGGCCGAAGATCGCATGATGATGATGGGTGTCGATCTTCAGTCGGTGAAGATGAAGCGGCGCAAGTATCGTCGGGCGTTCGTGGCTGGTGACATCGTGCTGGACGAGGGCGACTCGCCGGTCGAGGGCTTTACCTACAAGTGCATGACGGCCAAGCGGGACCGCAACAAGAATATCTGGTATGGCCTCGTTCGCGCCATGAAAGACCCGCAGCGGTGGGCGAACAAGTGGCTGTCGCAGACCATGCACATCATCAACTCGAACGCCAAGGGCGGGCTGCTGGCCGAGCAGGATGCTTTTGTTAACCCGCGCAAGGCAGAAAGCGAGTGGGCCAACCCGACCAGTATTACGCTGCTCAAACCGGGCGGGCTTCCGAAGGTGCAGCCCAAGCCCGCGATTACGTACCCGTCCGGCATGGATCGCCTGATGGAGTTTGCCGTGTCCTCGATCCGTGACGTGACCGGCGTTAACGTCGAGATGCTTGGTATGCGTGAGGGCAACCAGCCTGGTATCTTGGAGTTCCAGCGCAAGCAGGCTGGCATCACCATTCTTGGCACGATGTTCGATAGCCTGCGTCGGTATCGCAAGGAACAAGGCCGCATCCTGTTGCGGTTCATTCAGGACTACATTTCGGACGGTCGGCTTATCAAGATCATGGGTAGCGAGGGCGAGCAGTATGTCCCGCTTGCGCGTCAGTCCGATGTCACGTTTGACGTGATCGTTGACGATGCTCCGACCAGCCCGAACCAGAAAGAACAGGTGTTTGCCACGCTTAGCCAGTTGCTCCCGGCGCTGCTACAGGCTGGCATTCCGATCCCGCCGGATATTGTCGAGTATGCGCCGTTGCCGTCCGGCCTGATCGAGAAGTGGAAGGACATGCTCTCGCAGCCGAAGGGGCCGGACCCGGCACAGGTCGCGCTGATGCAGCAGGAACTCGAATACTATAAGGCCGAGAACCAGAACCTGAAGTCGTCCGAGCAGGCCAAGATCATGAAGGCGCAGCTTGACGCTGAGTTGAAGCGCGAGGAACTAGCGCAGCAGCGTGAGAATGACCAGCTTACACTGGCGCAGAAGCAGGACTTGGCCCGCCAGGAGATGGACCTGAAGCGTCAGATTGCCGAATATGACTTGGCCTTGGAGCGCATGAAGATCGAGGCCCAGGCCGAGTTGAAGCAACGCGAGCAGTTCAGCAAGGAAGCACTCGAATCGGCCAAGCTGGACCTTGATGCGAGGGATCGCGAGGCAGCGCGTCAACCTCAGATCGTTATGGTGCCGGGCAGTTCAAAGCGCCGCGTCAAGGTGGAGCGCGATGAGCAGGGCAATCTGGTCGGTGCTGAGTTGTACGAAGGGGACGATGATTGACAACTCTAGGGTCTGAAAGTTCGATCCCTGTAAGCGGGACGAATACTGAACTAGAAACCATTACAGTCACAAATGAGGTCGGCGATACGGTCCATCGCGAGGCCGTGTTTCAAGGCGGCATCATTGATGGCAATAACACTACGACAACGCTACTCTCATCCGGGGCTACGTACACAGGCACGTTCACCCGCTGCCCCGATGGCGTGACAGTTAGTTGCAAGTCTGTCGGCGTTGGCGGCACGCTCTACTTTGACTTTTCGAATGATGGGGTAAACGTTGATACGTTCCCGGTCAGTGGGTTTTCTGTTACGGCCAACATCCATGAGTACCACAATGCGAAAGTTAATGGTCGTTATTTCCGCGTCAGGTTTGTGTCGGACGCGGGGACGCAGACGGAGTTTCGGCTTTACACGTACTTCGGCCCCTTTGCTCAAGGTAACGCGCCGCTTAATCAGGGAATTGGTCTGGACACAGACGCAAACATCACGCGCCCGACCAACTTTCAGGGCGAGGTGCGGCGGGGGCTGCGATCCGGTGTCGAGGGGTGGAATAAGTTTGGGTATCGCCTGAACCTGACAGCCTCAACGGAACAGGTGATATGGGCGGCATCCGCCAATTTGCCTACGTTCCTTACCACGGCATCGACGTTCGATATTGCGTATGATGGCACGGCGGGGGGATCCACTGACGGCGCTGGCACGACAGGCGCGACACAGTTGACGTTCTATTACATTGACGCGAATGGCAACCCTGCCGTGAGTGTTCACGTATTGGGGACGGATGGGTCGGATACAACCAGCTTCTCCGGCCTTGGGATCAACCGAATTACTGTTTCAGCGAACGGTGGCCTGACGTATAACGCAAGCGTTATCACGGTTACAGCGACCACAGGCGGCTCTGTTCAGGCTGTTGTCCCGGCTCTTGGCGGCGTGACGCAGCAGATGATATTCTTCAATGGTGTTAACCATCAATGTGTCGCCCCATTCCTGTGGTTCAAGATCAAGACGACGAACAAGAGCAAGGTCATCGACATCAAGGGGTACGTTTGGAACAGGGCAATCAATGGCCGCTTTGAGGTGTATCGAGACAGCATCGACACGGCGATTGATCTAGGCTCGCAGATACACGACCCGATTGAGTTCAAATTAAACCCCACAGATGTTTTGTACTTTACTGCGACAGCAAGTGCGAGCGGAGCGGGAACGCCAGACATCTATGGCCGCTTCAGCCTCAATGAGTACGCCAACGTATAATGCTCGCCGCACTCCTCCTTAACCCGCACCCATCATCCAGCCCTGTTCGCCCCAGGCGGCGACGGTGGCGACACGTAAGGACGTGGGACTGCGATAACGCGAAGGAACTATATGAGGAAGCCGTCAAGACAATTCCCGTGGCTGACCAGAACGGGCTTCTGGCATCGGATTATGAGGCGCTTCCGCCCCCGTCAAAGGTAGACTTCGACCAGCTATGCCACGACATGGATACGCTGATGGTGTTGATTTCGGCGATTGACAAGGCAGAGGATCGCCGTCGCATGAAGGTTAAACAGGATGAAGAAGCGTTTATCGTTTCGTTACTCATCCACTAAGCGGCTACCCGACCGGAATCGGGATGCGGTTGCCTGACCGTTTCAGGCTTAAATGGAGAAGGCTGTAATGGCTGAACATAGCGTCGAGCAGACGGAAAATGCGACCGATCCCTGGGGCGAGGGTCTTTCCCCCGAGGAGCAGTCCATGATGGCGGAACAGGCCGAAATGGAGAATGATGATCCGGAGATCGAGGAGCCGGAACTTGAGCCTGAACCGGAAGCGGAACCGGAACCGGAAGGCGAGGATGAACCGGAGGTCAGGGACGAGAAAACCGTCCCTTACAATGCGCTCCACGAAGAACGCCAGCGCCGCAAGGAAATCGCAGAAGAACTAGCGCAGCAGCGCGAGCGTGCGGCGAAGATGGAAGACCGGCTTCAGCAGATTATGGAGCGGTTCGAGACCGCCAATAAGCCGCAAGAACAGGATGTCTCGTTCGATCAAGATCCGGCTGAGTACCTGCGCCGGGAAGCGGAGCGGACAAGTCAGTCGGTTGCGGAGGTGCGCGAACAGCTTGAGCAGCGCCAGCATCAGGAAGCAAGAGCGACGGAAATGAACAATTTCATGTCGCAATATAGACAACAGGCTGCGTCCTACGCCGAGAAAGACCCGCAATTTCACGATGCCTACCAGCATCTCGTTCAGTCTCGCCTTCAGGAATACAAAGAGGCGGGATACAGTGAGCAGGAAGCACTCCAGGCGTTGCACCGTGATGAGATTGACATTGCAAACCGAGCGTTTCGCGATGGCATCAACCCGGCAGAACGGATTGTCTCGATTGCGAAGTCGCGTGGATTCAACGGTGCCAAGCCGGTCCAGAAAGAGGACGGCGCTGACACTATTCAGCGCGTGTCGAAAGGGCAGAAGGCGGCGAAGTCCTTGAAGGGCCGGGCCGAACCTAATCTTTCGCTGGAAAGTCTCGCCGAAATGGACGATAATGACTTTGACAAGTATTGGGATGTTATTGTCGGAGGCGGCAATAAAAGCCCATTTTAGCGTCAGGGCGTGACGGTAACTAGCCGACTTCTGATGCGTCAAGCCGGACGAAAAATGGCACTGGCGTCCGGGCAACGGACGGTAAACGGTTGCTTTGAACCACGATTGACAACTTTTTTGCTAGGAGAAATAGCAAATGGCTAGCACTGATTATGGTGTCGGTCATCCGTTGGCAGTCTCGTTGTGGTCAAAGAAGCTGGCGCATGAGGCGCTGAAGCAGACCTTCATGGCGAAGTTCATGGGTACTGGTTCCGATAGCCTCATCCAGATCGTTGACGACACGCAGAAGTCGGCTGGTGACAATGTTACGGTGGGTCTGCGTATGCAGCTTACCGGCAACGGTATTCAGGGTGACGGCACCCTGGAAGGTAACGAAGAGGCCCTGACCACCTATTCGGATCAGGTTTACATCAACCAGCTTCGTCATGCTGTCCGTTCGGGCGGCAAGATGTCGGAGCAGCGCGTTCCGTTCTCGGTCCGTGAAGAAGCCCGCATGGGCCTTCAGGATTGGTGGGCTGATCGCATCGACACTTGGGCGTTCAACCAGCTTACTGGTAACACGACCGAGACCGATACCCGAAAGACCGGCAACCAGGCCGTCACCGCAATGGACGCCACGCATCTTATCGCTGGCGGCGGTCACGACACGGAAGCCTCCCTTTCGGCTACCACCACGGAAGCGTTGCAGCTTTCGGACATCGACCGTCTAGTGGCGAAGGCCAAGACCTTCACGACCGGCTCGGCTCCGATCATCCGTCCCATCCGTTACGAGGGCGACGAATACTTCGTTCTGTTCGTCCATCCGTATCAGATGTATCAGCTTCGTACCTCGAACACCTCGACCGTGGGCAACTACGTCGATCTGTTCAAGGCGAATCTGCAGGGCGGCATGTACAAGGACAACCCGATCTTCACGGGTGCATCGTTCGTGTACAATCAGGTTATCGTTCACGAAAACACGCGCATTCCGACCATCACCGGAACGCCGAACAGTGGTACCGCGACGGACTTCCGCCGCGCTGTCTTCTGTGGCGCTCAGGCTGGTCTGATGGCGTTTGGCCGTGACGATGCCCCGAATCGGATGTCGTGGACCGAAGAACTGTTCGACTACGAAAACCAGCTTGGTGTGGCCGCTGGCTGCATTGCTGGCATGAAGCGGACGATCTTCAATAGCCAGTCGTTCTCGACCATCGCCCTTTCAACCTACGCGCCTAGCGTTTAACGGATAGGAGGATAACATGGCTGTTTCGACTGTTACTTCCACCCAGGCCGTTGCGGGTATCGAGCCGCGTTTGGCTCACACGGGCGTTCAGGCTGCGTCTGCCACCTATGTCCACTCGGGCACGGTTGGCGACGTTGTTCTGATGGTCAAGGTTCCGGCGGTGTGCGACATCATCGGCATCTATGGCAAGATCACCACGGCAGAGACGGCGGCGAATGCGACCGTTGGCCTTGCCGGTGGTGGCCTGTCCGCGAATACCCTTTCGGTCTTCGGTTCTCTCGCCAGCGGCACCGCTCCGGTGTTCTCTGACGAGGGCGCTCGCAAGTACCGGGTATCGCTTTCGGATGATGCGGCTGTCCGCCACACCTACGTGGCTGTCTCGCCCTCGTCCGCAACGTGGACCATCTCGGCGACGATTGACCTCACCGTTCTCTATACGGCGGTCGGCTCGTCCTAATGATTGTCGGGGGCCGGGCAACACCCGGTCCCCGCTTTCATCAATAAGGGGAGAACCCTATGCGTCCTTATATGGATGTAGTTGCAGAGGCCGGTGAACTGCACAAGACCGGCGACCTTCAAAAAGCCGCATACCTTTACGAAAACCTAATCGGCAGCGTTCCCGACGATCCGATTGCGTTGTTCCTGTACGGCACCCTTCGCAGCCAGCTTAAAGAGTTTGGCACGGCGATTGTCATGCTTGAAAAGAGCGCATCGCTTGAGGGCGGGCAATTGCCGGAAGTGTGGCACAATCTGGCCGTGGCGTATCGCAGCGAAGGGCATACTGAGAAATCGGTCAAGGCTTATGAGAAAGCCCTGGAACTTGACCCGAATCGTGGCGATACGTGGAGCAGCCTTAGTGGCTGTTACGTTAACAACGGCACGCCAGAGAGGGCTGTGGAGTGCGCTGAAAGGGCGCTAGCCATCAACCCGGACTGCGCCCACGCTCGCAATCATATGGCGCTGGCCCTACTCGAAATGGGGAAATACAAAAAGGCGTGGCCCTATTACTCGTCGCGTTTCCAGCTTCAGAATATGTCGTCATCTGTCAGGCCGTTTGAGTGTCCGAAATGGGACGGCAAAAAGGTCGGGACGCTGGCTATTCATGGCGAGCAGGGGATCGGCGACGAAATCCTGTTCATGTCCTGCTTTGAGGATGCGGCAAGGCTGGCCGATAAAATTGTGATCGAGGCCGAGCATCGCATGTGTGAACTGTTCGAGCGGTCTTTCGGCGTGCCTTGCTATCCGTCATTCGCAACGCTGATTAAGAATGAGAAGCCGGACGCATATATCGCAATGGGCGACCTTGGTGGCCTGTTCCGCAATAAGAAGTCTGACTTCCCCGGAAAGCCCTTCCTTAAGGCGCACCCCGACAAGGTGGCGCGATGGAAGGCGCGGCTAGGCGATAACGCAATCGGCTTGGCGTGGCATGGTGGGACGAAAAGCACCCATCAGGAACTTCGCAATGCGCCGCTGTCTCTATGGGCAGAACTGGTTGCGGCGGGCGGTAATTTCGTCTCGCTTCAGTATGGCGAGGACGGGCAGATGCAAGCCGACCAGCTTGGTATCCCGCATTATCAGGAAGGCATCGACGGCCTGGACGAGTTTGCGGCTATGGTGGCGGCGTGTTCTGTCGTTGTCACAGTCTGTCAATCGGCGGTGCATTTTGCCGGTGGCCTTGGTGTTCCTTGTATGGTTCTAACGCCCAAGGCTTACGCGTGGCGGTATCACGGGGATATGCCGTGGTATGGCAGCGTGAAACTTTACAGGCAGTCAGGTGATGACTGGTTGGAGCCATTTATCAACGTGGGGAAAGACATTGCTCATTACAGAGGAATACAGGCAGCAGAATAAGGCGCTGCACGAAGACAATGCGGCCTATGGCACGTCTGGTCATAAGTACGCCGATGCAATCCGTAGCCTGTGCGCGGCAGTCGGCTCACATGACATTCTCGATTACGGGTGCGGGAAAGGGACGCTCGGCCAGGCGTTGAAGTTGCGGATTAGCGAATATGATCCGTGCATCAAGGGTAAGGATGACGCGCCGGAACCGGCTGACGTTGTGGTCTGCACCGATGTTGCGGAGCATCTTGAACTTGACTGTCTCGATGACGTTCTGGCCGATCTTGCCAGAGTCACCAATCGCGTTCTGTTCATGACGATCTGCGTTGTCCCGGCGCGGAAAGTGCTGCCGGACGGTCGCAACGCTCATATCCTTCTCAGGCCGATGCATTGGTGGGCTGAGCGTCTGAGCGATTATTTTGAATGGGTATCATACCAGAACGAGGGCGGCACTTTTATCGCAGTGTTGAGGCCGAAGGCATGAAAATCTGGATTGGATACGACCCTCGCGATCACGATGCGTTTCGCGTGGCCCGTCAGTCAATTCTTGAGTGGTCGAGCATTGATGTCGATATTCGCCCGCTTTACGAATGGGAATTGCGCGGCCTTGGGCATTACTGGCGGTCATATCGAGTGGATCAGAAGGGCCAGATGTGGGACGACCGCGACGGCAGACCGTTCTCCACTCAATTCAGCTTCACGCGCTTTGCCGTGCCTCTGCTTGAGGGTTATAGCGATGAGTGGGTGCTGTTCATGGATGCGGACATGATGTTCCGTGCCGACATTGCCGAACTTGTCAGCATGATCGACAACACGAAAGCGGTCATGTGCGTTAAGCACAATCACGTTGCGAAGGACGGCGACATCAAGATGGATGGCGTCTTGCAGACCAGCTATAGCCGCAAGAACTGGTCGAGTTTCATGCTTATGCGCCCGTCAAGGTGCCGTTCGCTGACGCCATACGTTGTGAACAACAGCACGGGGAACCAGCTTCATGCCATGACGTGGTTGCGGGACGAAGAGATTGGATCGCTGCCTAAAGAGTGGAACTGGTTGGCCGGGTACGATCCAGACGATGGAAGCCCGAAGAATGTTCACTTCACTCTAGGCACGCCGGACATGCGGCACGCGGCTCCGACGCCGTGGGGCGCTGATTGGTGGGACTGCCTCGACAGGGCCAATAAGGGGGTCAAAGATGCGAAGGCGTAACATGCACCACGAGGAAAACAGCAAGCCCGCGCCGGTCACGGCAATCTCTGAGGCATTCCAGAAAGCCGAAGAAAAAAAGCGGGGACAATGCCCGAAATGTGGTAAGATAATCGGGCGCGGCGTTCATTTTCATGCGAAGGCATGTAAGGCTTAACCATGTCCACTTACGGCACGATGATTGACAGGATTTCGACTGAATTGGGGCGGTCAGATTTGACCGCTCAAATCAAGTCTGCGATCCAGACAGCAATTCGCTTCTATGAGCGCAACAGGTTCTATTTCAATGAGTTTCAAACCTCATTCTCGACTTCATCATCTCAGGAGTATTACGGATCGGCGGACCTCGCTCAAATCCCGTTGCTCGTCGAGATCGACAGCCTCACCATTGACGTTAACACATCGACCTATCCTGTTATTGAACGCGATTGGGCGTACATTGACGAGATTCAGACTAATGCCGGGTACACTGGCGACCCTACTGATTATGTTTATTACGCTCAGCGGCTTCGCTTTTATCCTATTCCTGGCTCTGGTCGCGTCATCAATCTTTCAGGCGTTCAGAAGTTCACCACGCTTTCCGCTACCACGGATACCAATGCGTGGATGACGGACGGCGAGGCGCTTATCCGTAACAAGGCAAAGGCGACCATTTTCGGCGATGTCATTCGCAATGAGAGCGAAGAGGCTAAGTGCGCCGCCCGTGCGCGTGAAGAGTTCTCTAACCTTGAGAAGGAGACCTTTACGAAGATGTCAACCAAACTGAGACCCACGGCGTTCTAATGCAGAGATTTGGCCCTTGGCTTCCCGATCAACCCGATTATGAAAATCCAGGGGCGAAAGAGGCGCTTAATGTTCTCCCGAGAACTGAGCAGTCCTACGGCCCGATTGGTGGGCTTACTTCGGTCAGCGATGCTCTAGCGGATACGCCTAAAGGGGCGGCGACCTTTCGCGACTCTGCCGGAAATACGGAGACGTTCGCGGCGACCGCATCCGATCTGTATCAGTTAAGCGTAACAAGCTGGACCGAGGTATCGAAGTCAACCGGCGCGTATACCGTCGCCGCTGATGATATTACGGAGTTCGCTCAATTCGGGCAGGTGGTCATTTCCGTCAACGGTCACACCGACGCACCACAGGCGTTCACGCTAAACTCATCGTCCGCATTTGCCGATCTTGGCGGGTCTCCTCCGCGTGCGCGGCATATTGCGATTATCGAGCCGGGCTTTGTGATGCTTGGCAATACGTGGGACAGTTCTGACAGATCGGTGCCAAATCGTGTCTGGTGGTCCGCATTGAACGACGCGACGGATTGGCCTACCATCGGCTCGGCAGACGCGGCGGCGAAGCAATCGGATTACCAGGACTTGCCGGTCGGCGGATGGGTGCAGCGCATTACCGGCGCTATCGGTGGTCTTGATGGTGCCATCTTCATGGAGAAGGCCATCTATCGCATTCAGTATCAGGGGCCGCCTACGGTGTTTGGCTTCTATGAGGTTGAGCGGGATCGTGGCACGCCCGCGCCGAATAGCGTGGTCAATGTTGGGCCGTTCGGGTTCTACCTCGGTGAAGAGGGGTTCTATTCATTCTCGGGTTCGGGGTCCACGCCGATTGGCGATCAGAAGGTAGACAAGACGTTTTTCAATGACCTCGATGCCAACTACTACAATCGCATCTATGGCGCTGCTGACCCAATCAACAAAATGGTGTGGTGGGCGTACCCCGGCAGCGGTAACTCAAATGGTCGTCCGAACAAGGTGGTGATTTACAATTGGGCCATTGATCGCTGGTCGAATGCGGAGGTTGAACAAGAGTTTCTATTCAAGGATTTGTCGGACGGCTACACGCTTGATCAGCTAGACCAGTTTGGCAACCTTGACACGCTCCCGTTTTCCCTTGATAGCCGCGTCTGGACGGGCGGGCGTCTGCTGCTTTCCGGCTTTGATAGCAGCAACAAGCTGGCGCGGTTCGCGGGCGATAACCTCGCGGCGACTATCGAAACGACAGAGGGTGCATTGCTTGACGGCAATGCGCGGGCGTTTGTTAATGGTGTTCAGCCGTTCACTGATGCCGTTGATTCTGACGTGACGGTAGCACTCAAGTTTCGCGAAGGGAACAGCAGCGGGTCAACGCTGACATTAACATCGGCCAACGCCATCGACGCCGATGGCTTCGCCCACTTCACCACATCGACCAAGTTCGCATCGGCGCAGGTCAATATCGCCGCTGGCGCATCGTGGACCCACGCGCAGGGCGTCACATATGACGCTGTTGAGGATGGTGGGCAATGACCGTCGCCGAATACCAAGTCCCGCCCCGCGATAATGAGGATGATCGGTTCCATCGTCGGCAGATTGCGAATGCGATTTCGCTCATGATGCAGGGCAAGACCAACAACGTGCTGGACGTGACGATCCCCACAGGGAACACGTCAACAACCATTTCAGACGCCAGGATTTCGGCGTTTACGGTGCCGATTCCGGTTCCGGCCAACGCTCAAGCGGCAGAGGCGAGGGAGCCATATCGGGACTACTCAACAGCTGTCAACGGTAGTATGATCCTAACAACGAATACCCTTTCTTCAACGGCGACTTACAAGATGATATTGGTTGGTTGATATGATTGATTATTCTGTTTTCCCGGAAGTTTACCCAGGCATTTTAGGTGGGTATTGGGATGGGAATGTATTTAATTTTCCATCGTCTAATTTATTCGGACAACCGGAACCAGAGCCGGAACAGGTCGTGCCGAAACAGACATCACCAATGATGCAAGCTGGTCTTTTGTCTGACCCTAGAATTATCGGCCTTGCTGGCGGTCGATCTGGCAATGCGGTATCCAGAAACCCGACAGGCGGCCTCATTGGTCAAATGTCTAACGCGCTTCAGGCTCAGTCTCTCCTCGATTCTCCTATTTCAATGGCGGCTGCGATGGCGGCCCCTGTTCCGGGATTCACCATTGGGTTGCTAGGCGCTAGGTCTCTTGCGGATAAAAATGTGAGAGATGCATTCAGTCGATATTCACGGGCAATGAATGAAAAGGAAGGATTCGCTCCTGACCGGGGATTTAATAGCAGGACCGGGACAACGGCGTCCAGTCGTGCGGCGGAGAGAAGCAGAAACCTTGGGCAAAGGGCTGGCGGCAGGACCGGAAGCACATCATCCAGTCGTGCGGCGGAGAGAAGCAGAAACCTTGGGCAAAGGGCTGGCGGCGCAGGATCGTCCGCTTCTGCCGGACGAGGTTCCGGCGCTGATCCCGGAGCGCAGGGGGCGCGTGGGCTTTGATCTACCTCCAAACATCCGCGCCCGCTGAAATCCCGTCCGTATGGCCGCTTGTCGAGCGCATGATTGAGGATGCGCTAGATTACGGCACATCGAGGCTTTCAGGAGATGATGTTTACGAGTTCCTGTGCGATGGGACCATGCAGCTTTGGACGGCGTGGGACGAGGAGGGCATTAAGGCTTTTTGCCTGACGGAAGTATGCGAAAGCCCTAGAGCAAAATGGCTTTCGATCTTCGCTTGTGCTGGAGAAAATTACGAAAGATGGGTAGAATACCTCTCTGAGATTGAAGCGTGGGCGCGGGAACTCAATTGCGATTTCGTTGAGATGTACGCCCGCCCAGGATGGAAAAAGGTTCTGACGGACTACCGGACGCGGCATGTCCAACTGGAGAAACGGTTATGAGTAGCGACAAACCTAGCGGACAAAGCACGGTAGTCCAGAGCAACGCGCCGCCGACGTACGCGCAGCCCTTTCTTAAAAAGGGTCTACAGCGTGCGGAAACGGACGTTCTGGACAAGCCCATTGAGTTCTATCCGCACTCTACCGTTGTCCCGTTTGCGCCGCAGACTGAGACTGCGCTTTCCGGCATAGAGCAGCGTGCTACGCAAGGTTCCCCGCTGGTTCAAGGCGCACAGGATTATTTCGGCAACGTAATTAGCGGCGATTACCTTCAGGCCAACAATCCCTATCTCCAGTCGGCCTACGAGGCCGCTGCGCGTCCGCTAACGCAATCTTTCCAGGAGGACATCATTCCGGGCATTCAGGCTGGCTTCGGGCAGTCCACTCGACTTGGTTCTGGCCTACAGGCTCGGCAGCAGGAGCGGGCCGGTGATATTCTCGGAACTCAATTGAGCGACCTCGCCGGAAAGATGGCCTTCCAGAATTATGCCGATGAGCGTGGCAGGATGCAGCAGGCTGGCCTTCTGGCACCATCGCTTGCCGATGTTGACTATCAAGACCTGTCCGCGCTTCGTCAGGTCGGCGCAGAGCGCGAGGCTATGGCTGGCAATCTGCTGCAAGAGGACATTAACCGATTCATGCAAGCGCAGACCGCTCCACAGGACGCTCTCAGCAAGTATATGTCGCTTGTGGCTGGCGGTACGTTCGGCGGTCAGTCCACGACACAGCAGCCGATCTACTCCGATCCGATTGCGACTAATCTGGGATATGCGGCGGCGGGTGGCGGCATTCTTTCTGACTTGGCTGGTGCTGGTAAAACATTTGGGTTCTTCTGATGGTTGATTACAACGCACTGAAAAGGGAAGCAACTCTTCGAGGCTTTGGTAAAGGTCTCGGAGCCTTGGGCGCTGGCCTGATCCAGATGGGCGCTCCGTCCACACGCCTTCCCGGCGACCGCCCCGGCTTGCTCGATGCGTACAACGCCTATCAGCAGGGCTTCCAAGGCGGCTATGGTCAGGTGATGAACCAGCCGATGGAGGAGTATCGGCTCAAGCAGATGGAATACGAACAGGACAGAATGGAGCGTGAGAAGGCGCGGCGGTTGGCCGCTCAGCGTTCCATCAATCAGGCGATTATGGGTGGCGGGATGGGTGCGCCCGCAGGAGCGTCTCCGTACACACCGCAACAGCAGGCCGTTCTTCGCGGCATGGAACCGTCCGCCGCTCTAGGCATTATCGGGCAACAGGCGTTTAAGACGCCAGATTTTAAGGAAGTCAACGGACAGTTAGTGCGGATTGATGGCAGTCAAGTGACGCCGGTTTTTGGAACGCCCAAGACGCCCGCTCATAAACAGGCGTTCAATATTAAAACACAACAGCCGGTATTCGCATCTGATGAGCAAATAGCGGGGAACCCTAATTTGATCCCACTTAAAACCGGGATGGAAATTGTCTCTGATGGCAAGGGCGGGTTTAAGGTTAGCGAGGGGTTCTTGGGCGGCGGCGGTGGCGGCTCAAGCGATTTGACCAATTCCGTTAGGACGGAGTTACAGCAAGTTGTCACCGGTTCGGGGGATGCGCTGTATCGCCTTAACCAGATGCAGGAAAATTATGACCCCTCTTTTCTAACGCTTGAGGGGACATTAAAGCGGCTTGGGTTTGCTGCTCTGGATATGATCGACCCAACAATGCTTGGCCCTGAAGAAGCGGCTGAGTATGATAAAATGATAACATTTGATCAAAATACTCAGCGGTTGCTTTCTGGTGAGTTGAATAGATTGAGTGGTGCGGCAGTCTCGCCAGAGGAATACAAGCGAATTGCGGGTGGGATGCCTAACCTAGATGACGGGCCGCGCCGATATAAAACAAAACTAGATAACACGATTAAAGAAATCCGTATGGCTCATGCGCGAGCGCAGTATTACCTAAATGGCGGGATCAAAGATATTAGCGATGTTCGGGTGGAGGATATGCCTCGCACGATCCAAGAACGGGGCGACAGCATTGCTCGGAACCTACGCCTGAAGAACAAGGGTATAAGTGACGACGATGTGACGCGCATTGTTAAGGATCAGTTGAGGACGGAGTTCGGGCTTTGACAAATTGGCTTGAAGAAATATCAGCCCCCGAAATTGAGTACAGCGCCGATGTTTTGGAAACGGCGCGTATTACCGGGCGCTCTCCAAAAGAGATTTATGACATTAACAAGGCGAATGAAGTTCGCCTTGAGCAAGGCCGCGCGGTTGCACAGGCAGAGCGAGAAAAGGCGATTGATATTTCTCAAGGCGGCGCTGTGTTGGAGGGTCTGGCACAAGGCGCAACACTAGGCGGATATGATGAATTGTTGGCGGGCGCTCAATCAGCAATTTATGACGTGCCGTTTTCCCAGGCTCTTGCTCAAAATCAAGCTAGATTGCGTGGAGCGCGAGAAAAGTATCCATTCACAACTGGCGCATCTGAGTTTGTCGGGAGCATGGCAGTCGCCGGGCCTACGGCGGGGATTGGACGCACTGCGACAACGCAAGTTGGCAAGTATGGATTGCCGCTTTTGGCTGGTATGGGCGAGGGCGCGACATACGGGTTTCTGGGTACAGATGGCGGCATTGTAGACCGGGCCAAAGGGGCTGGCCTTGGCGGGGGCATTGGCGCGGCTACGGCGGGCCTTGGCATGGGTGTCGGTCGCCTTATCGAAGGTGGAATGAATGCATGGACTCGGCGTCGAGCGGCGCGAAACGCCGGGACAACGCCCGGCGCAGCACAATCGGTTTCCGAGGTATTGGGGCCAAACGCCCGAGGCAATATTCAGGCCGCGGGGCGAGACGCTATGCTTGCAGACGCGGGGCCAGAGGCCGCGTTATTGCTGGATATTGCGACTAAATCGTCTCCATCTGCCGCGCTCCGCGCTCGGGGGCCGGTTGGGCGTCGATTTGATATGGTTGCGAGGCGCTTTAACAGCATCCTTAACTCGACTTTGGGCGCACCTGTTGGCGTCAAGCAGGTGGCAAAAGAGATTTCAGAGTCAACCAAAGTCGAGCGAAATGCGGCATACACGGCAGCTTATGATAGCCCGATCAATTATGCGAGTGGCGCTGGCGATGAGATCACGGGTGTTATCGACCGCGTGCCGCAAGAGTTGATGGAGCGTGCTATTCGTGAGGCTAACGCTGCCATGCGCGAAGAAGGAACGAGACAGAGCCGAAAGCAAATTAAGGCTGTCTTTGATGAGGAAGGTAATGTCACGTTTTCCGAATTGCCGAATGTCATGCAACTCGACTACCTCAAAAGGTCTTTGCAGACGATTGGCAGGGAAACAGATTCTTTAGGGCGTGCTACTAACGAAGCTGCCCGCGCTAACCGCCTTGCTCGCGACCTTCGCAATGCTGTAAGCGATGCCGTTCCGGTTTATAGTAAGGCTGTTGAACTTGGCGCTGACAAGATTGCGATGGATAACGCGCTCATTCTCGGGCGAAAACTTATGAAGCCTGGAACCACTATTGAGGAAGTTGCGTTAGCCGTTGATGGCATGACAGCCGGTGAACGATCTAGGGCGGCTCAAGGGGTCCGGTCATACGTCAATGAATTGTTGGCAAACGTCAAGAAAGCAGCATCAAATCGCGGCTCTGTTGATGTTGAACAGGTGCGCCGTGGACTGCGCGAGTTTTCTTCGGAAGCCAATCAAGCCAAGGTTCGGCTTATTATTGGCGATGATGCTGCTGACAGACTATTCAAATCATTTGACGAGGCAGAAGCAACGTTTCAGCTTGGCGCGTCTATTGCTGAGAATAGCCGCACCATGCCGCGAGAATTGGGTGCGCGTCAGCAACGTGAAAAATACACGCAGGGCGTTTTTAATAGTCTTAGACAAGGCAAGCCGGTTGGCGCAACGCAAGAGGCAGTGGCGACCTTGTTGGGCCGGAGCCAAGTTGATGTTGATCGCCTCACGGATAGAGACTTTGCAAACATAGCTGATTTGTTGACGGCACCGGACCCGCTAGGAAAATTAGACAGGCTTCTTGCCATTGGTGACGTGACAGCACCTATGGCTGCCAAACTGCGAGATGGTTTGAGGTATCTTGGGCTTGGCGCTTCTGCACCTGCATCAAGTTTTGCCCCTGGCATTCTCAATCAGGAATCGCCGTCTCAGGCGGCTTCAGGCCTTCTTAATCAATAGGTGACACATGAGCGAAATCTGGGATCTATCAAACACCGACGCCAACAACGATGACGCATCGTTCGGCTTCCAGGAGAATATTAACCCATCGGCGGTTAATGACAACCTGCGCCGGATTCTTGGTGCGCTTTCGAGATGGTACAACGATACCAACGGAACGCTTGTTTCCGCCGGTAGTGGCTCCGCTTATACGCTTGCAAGCCCGAACCGTTCGCTCACCACGTCCTATTCTGACGGCTTGGTTATGATGTTTCAGGCTCACACGCTTTGCAGCAACGCGGCCACTCTGGCGGTTGGCGGCAAGACGGCAAAGACGATCTACAAGCAAGCTGGCGTAACGGTTTCGTCTTCAGACATCATCCAGGATCAGATTGTTCTTGTCGCATACGAGACCGGGATTGATGCGTGGCAGATGCTCTCTCCGGTGTCGGGGTCCGGCACGGCGGCGGCTGTTGGCGCAAAGGGCGCGGACATTGCCAGCGCCACCACACTGGTCATCGGCACGGACGGCGACCATTTCGACATCACCGGCACGACGACCATCACCGGCATGACGGTCGCAGCCGGGCGGCGCTTCACCTTGCAGTTCGACGCCGTGCTCACCTTGACACACGGCGCGTCTCTCGTGCTGCCGACCGCAGCAAACATCGCGACGGCGGCGGGCGACATCGCCGTATTCCAAGCCGTGGCGGCGGACAGCGTGCGCTGCATTTCCTACACTCGCGCCAACGGCAAAGCGCTCGACGGCGTCGCGGCTTCGGACGCGAACGACTTCACCGGTAACCAGACCTTCTCCGCAAGTATCGACTTTCCCGCTTCCGAGCTGACCATCGCGACGGGCGCGGTCACGGTAGCCAAGACGCAACACACCATCGACACCGAGGGCGACGCGGCAAGCGATGATCTTGATACGCTGACAGCCTCCGGCGTGCAGGACGGCGCAATCGTTATCCTGCGTCCCGAGAACGCGGCCCGTGTGGTCACGGTGAAGCACGCGACCGGCAATATTGACCTCGCCGGAAACGCAGACTTCGTGATGAACGACGCGCAGGCGTCGATCCTGCTGCAGTACGATTTGACGGCGACGACATGGTATGAAATCTGCCGAACTCCGGCGGCTTCCTCCGGTCAAATTCTCCAATACGCCTACACCGAAGACTTGACCCGGGGCATTTCGACGACCTCGACCGGCGCCACATCAACCGGCGTATCCATCGCCTTGGGCAGCACCCTCGCGAGCGCATCGGCCAAGGTGCGTATCCGGGTCCATACCACTGTGGGCTCGGATGCAAACCGGCGGGCGCGATTCACATTGCATGACGGTTCGGGCCTGCTGACGCCTACCGGCATGAACGCCATTGGCGGGTCTTATATTGTCAATGCGGGAACCTTTGACTCCGTTTCCTTAGAGTTCGTGGACACCGTTTCGTCGACCACGCCCAAGACATATACCCTTTACTGGTTCACCAACGCGGGCACCCTCTACTTGGGCGAGGACAGCTCCGGTAACTATGACATGCCTATCGTGATGACGGCGGAGGAACTGGCTGTATGAGCAACGATGTGAAACTCCCGACCGCGCTGGCTTGGAAGTTCGGCCACGTCGCCGATTGTCGCGCAGGCGCGATTACCGCATGGCGTCATGCGACCCTGCCGGAACCGGACCCGTCCGAATACGCTGGCATCATCGCCGAGTGGGAAACCGCGATGTCGGCGGTGGCGTACCGCGCCAAGCGTGCCGAGGACTACATCAACGGACTGTCGCCCGAGGGCAGCTTCGTAACCTCGACCGGCGACACTATCGACGCGGTGATCAAGGAACTCCGCGACCTGCGGGCGGCGGTTGGCGGCACCCCACACGCCGACTTCAAGGCCAAAACCGACAAGATCGACGCCATCAAGGCGGCGCATCCGAAGCCGCAGTGATGTTTTACGGGCTCACCATGACGGGCGTGATCGCGCTGTACGGAGGCATTGCATTGATATGAGTATTTTCAATGAAATCCAACGACAGGCCCATGACATGCAGGAACAAACTGTAGGCAAGGTTGCTGTTACCATTGGCAGCGGCGGAACGCTTTACCA